AGGTTCTTATTTTACAAAACCAAATACATCTATTGCTTTAACTTCTGATTATACTTATGTGTATAACAATAGAGTAATTGATAAGGCTATCAGAGGATTAAGAGCTGCTTTATTACCTAGTTTAGCTAGTCCATTAGTAGTTAATGCAGATGGTACTTTATCTGAAGATACAATAGGATTTTTTAACTCACTTTGTGATAGAAGTTTAGAAGTAATGCAAAGAGATTTTGAATTATCTGCTTTTAGCGTAACTATTGATCCATCACAAGATGTATTAACTGATAATGAATTAACAATAGCTGTAAAATTAGTACCAGTAGGTGTAGCAGATACAATTACTGTAAATATTGGTTTTGCATTAACAATTTAAAATATATTAAGACATGGCATATCCAATAGTACCGTTAATTAACGGCAAATCTTACGAGTGGGCAGATATAATTGTGAACGTTTTAGGTTTACCAATTATAGGTATCACTAATATTGAATACGAAGAAAAGCAAGGTATGGAGAATATTTACGGGGCTGGACGTTTTCCAGTGTCTCGTGGATATGGTAAAATTGAACCTACTGCAAAAATGACTATTTTAATGGAAGAATTAGAGAATATCCAAACGGTAGCCCCACAAGGTCGCATTCAAGATATTCCTGAATTTGACATAGTAGTTATGTATGTAGATGCTGCATTAGTTACTCGTAAACACGTTTTAAAGAACGTTCGTTTTATGAATAATAAAAGAGCTTCATCAAGCGGAGATACTTCAATACCAGTAGAATTAGAATTAATTATTTCACATATTCAATATTTATAATTTATTTTTGTTATATTTGTAGTACCTTAAAAACTACATTATGAAAACAGAAACAGAATTAAAATTAGAATTTGAAAAACTAAAACAAACACATGGCAAAGTAAGAGAAATGGTTGTTTATTTAGATACGGATGACGATGATAAAACAGCAACTATTTTTCTTAAAAAACCAGACAAAAGCACACGTTCTTTAGTAGGTAAATTAGTATCACAAGATAAGTTTGATAGAGCTGTTGTAGCTTGTTTAAACGCTTTGTATATCGGTGGAGATGAACTAAAATTAGTTACTGAAAATGATGATGCTATTGAAAGTGCAGGATTAGGAGTAGTGGAATTATTAAAAGTACAACAAGCAACTTTAAAAAAAAATTAGAGTTTTATAAGAAACAAATAGAAGCGGATGAGATAGCAAGAAATAACGCACTTATCCGCTTTTTTTATAGAGAGAATCCAGAAAGTTTATCAGATAGCCAATGGGCTAAAAGAGTAGCGGAAATGGATTATTGTTTGAAATATAACGGAACAAGAATAGAAAAAGAAGATGCCTAATAACAACCTAGAATATACACTTAGACTAAAAGATTTATTTAGTAAAACTATGCAAGGTGCAGCTAATCAAGTAAAAGGATTAGATAGCAAAATGAGTGGTTTAAAAAACTCTATGAGTAGTTTAGGTGGTATGGTTGCAGGTGCTTTTTCAGTTGGTGCAGTTGTATCATTTGGTAAGGCTGTTATTGATAGTTTAAAAAATTATGAGTACTTCCATGCTAGTTTAAAAACATTATTAAAAGGTAATGAAAATGCTGCAAAAGCATTAGAAGGACAATTAATAAACCTAGCTAAAACAACCCCATTTCAATTAACAGAAGTTCAGGATGCCACTAAACAATTAATGGCTTATGGATTTAAGGCAGGAGATGTAGTAGATACTATGCGTACATTAGGAGATGTAAGTAGTGGTATTGGTGCGCCATTGGGAGATATAGCCTATTTATACGGTACATTAAAAACTTCTGGACGTGTAACATTAATGGATTTAAGACAGTTTGCTGGTCGTGGTATTCCAATTTATGAAACATTAGCAAAAAGATTAAATACTACTACCAACGGTATTAATAAAATGGTTCATGATGGTAAATTAGGATTTAAAGATATTGAAGGAGCTTTTAAAGATATGACAAAAGAGGGCGGTCAATTCTTTAATTTAATGGCGGATCAATCAAAAACAGTTGGGGGGCAATTATCAAATATGGGGGATAGTTGGGAACAATTAAAGGTACAAGTTGGGAAATCTCAAAAAGGAATTATAGCAGGGACTGTATCTTTTTTTAGTGAAATGTTAAATGCTTTTGGAAGTTATTTTGAACAACAAAATAGAATGGAAGAAGCGTTTGCTAAATATGGTGGCAAAGGAGATTCATTTTTAGATAAAATTAGAAATAATTTTGGATTAGGCAGTGGATTAGGCGGTAAGGTTTCTAAAAATACTGAATATGATGCCTATATTCAGTCCACAATGGCATCTAAATTAAGCAATACACAAAAGGAATTAAAATTAAATCAAGAAATTGTAAAAATATCTAAATTAAGAGCTTCTGGTTTTTTAAGTGAAGATGATTATACTAACAAATTATCTCAGTTAAAAGGTGCAATGGATATCATGAAAGGAAATAAAGATATTTCTACCATGAAAGAAAATCCAACTTTAGGAGCTGATGGTAAATCATTAGGTGGCGAAACATCAGCATCTAAATCATTAGGAACAGGAACAGAAGTAACGGGACAAAGACCTCAAAGTTTAACAATAAATATTACTAAATTAGTAGAGAGTTTAAACGTACAAACTACTAACATGACTGAAGGAGCAACTAAGATAAAAGAAATGGTATCAAAAGCTTTATTAGAAGCGGTTAATGATGCTAATTTAACAGCAATGACATAATGCCAAGATTAAATTATATAACACCAGAAAACATTGTAAATCAATCCAAACTTATATTAAAAGGAGTTGGAGGGGCTTTAATTAAACCTAAGTTTTTTAAAGTAAATGAAACTGAAATAGAAAACGAACAATTTGATAGTGATTTAACTAAATCTAGTAAATTTGGTATTCCTACTTTTGATATGTTTAGTTTTAACTGCTCAGTTGGTAACAAAGTAACTTATACAGCAAGTAAAGAGTTTGGCGGTGGTAGTGTTATATTGGATGCTCCATTTGTTTTTGAAACTGCTTTAATAACTGTTAACCAAACTAAAAACATAGTTAAAACTGCTATTGCGGGTCAAAACGGAACTGTAAAGGAGTTTATGAGTGAAGGGGATTTTGTAATTAATTTAAAAGGTGTTATTGTTGGAGATACAGCAAACCAACGTCCAGACATTACAACTTTAAATAGTTTGGTAGCTTATTTAAAAGCTCCAGTATCTTTACCAGTATCATGTAACTTTTTAAATGAATGGTTAATTAGTAGCGTTGCAGTAGAATCTTATACAGTTGGACAGCGTGAAGGAGCTAGGAATATTATAGACGTTGAAATTAATATGCTATCTGATAGTGTTATTGAATTAAGTTCTTCAAATTCAAAAGGAGATGTATTAACGCAAAGAAGTATGTTTTAATGTTACAAGCTCAATGTGAAATATCAATAACAAATGATTTAGGTAAAAAAATTACCTTTGATTTTGTGCATTCTATTGAGATTGATAGTAGCTATGAAAATTTAACAGATACTTGTAAAATAGTTATTCCTAGAAAATTAGTTTTTGAAGGATTAGATTTATTTACTGGAGATAATCCAATATTTAAACGTGGAGATAAAATAGAAGTTAGTTTAGGATATGTGCCAAACATTACTAAGGTGTTTAGTGGTTATATTAAAACAGTAGGCTCAAACGTTCCAACGGTTTTAGAGTGTGAAGATGGGATGTATCAATTAAAACAATGGACGGTTAATTATCCTAGTAAAAAGGCTTTAGATAATGTTATTAGTAAATTAAAAGTTCATCCAAAAACAATACCGTTAAAAGTTAAATTAGATGAATTACTAGATTTTTGTTTAACTCCAAAAGGAATTGAATATGAAATAGTGGATAATATTGATTTAGGTAAATTTAGCGTTACTAATGCTACTCCTGCAATGGTACTAGATAAGTTAAAATCTGAATATGGGTTATACTCTTATTTTAGAGATGGTATTTTACACGTTGGCTTTGCTAATGATGCAAGTGTAACAAGTGAAGCATCTTTTAAAATGGAAGAGGTTATAATTAATAGTGATACTTTAGAGTGGCAAAGGGCTGAAGATGTAAGGATAAAATGTGTTGCTATTTCTATGTTTCCAGATAATACTAAATCTGAACCTATTGAGTTTGGAGATCCAGATGGTAATCAAATTACTATCCACAAATATAATATGGATGCTAAAAGTTTAGAATTTGCTGCTAAAGAATGGATTAAGGAAAATAAATATACTGGTTATAGGGGTGAAGTTGAAACATTTGGAGAACCTGTAATGAATCATGGAGATAGGGCAAAAATAACAAGTGATAAACTACCAGAAAGAGATGGTATTTACTTAATTAAAAAAGTCAAACGAATTTACGGTGTTAATGAAGGTAATCACCAAATATTTACATTAGGAGCTAAAGTAGGATGAGTAAAGAATTAAGAGATAGTTTAAAAAAATTAACAACACCTAATGGCGATGCTTACTCAAAAGTATGTACTGTTGAAAACGTGGATTTAGTTAAATTAACTTGTTACTGTATTCCTATTAATGATGATGCAGATATAACAGATGTTCGTTTAATGGCAAATATTGATAATGGTTTTTTATTGATACCAGAAGTTGATAGTATCGTTGTAGTTAGCTTTTTAAGTGATAGTAGTGCTTATGTATCATTAGTAAGTAAAGTTAGCGAGATTCAATTAAATGGCACTAATTACGATGGGTTGGTAAAAGTTCAGGAATTAACTGAAAAATTAAATAACTTAGAAAATTTAGTTAATAGTTTAGTTGTTAAATATAACGCACACACGCATATAGCATCTTCATTTGGGAGTCCTACTACT